GCGCCGGGGCGCGGGATGTGGTACTTCGGCCTCTGCGGCTCCGCTTCGGCCGGCTTGGGCTGGGCGGGGACGCGGCCGGTGAGGGAGATCAGGTACGGCAGCAGGTCGCCCTCGGCGCGCATGGCCGCCAGGTCTTCGGGGCTGGGGTCGGCGGCCATCAGGTCTGGGCCATATCGACGAATCGTGAAAAGTGCAGCTGGGCGGCGACGGTGACCGTGGCCGTGGGGCCGCCGCGGTGCTTTCCGACGATCAGGTCGGCCTCGCCGGCGCGCGGGGATTCCTTCTCGTAGGCGTCCTCGCGGTGGAGCAGGATCACGATGTCGGCGTCCTGCTCGATCGACCCGGACTCGCGCAGGTCCGAGACCATCGGCTTCTTCTCGGTGCGCTGCTCGGGCCCGCGGTTGAGCTGGGCGAGGACGATGACGGTGATGCCGAACTCCTTCGCGAGCAGCTTCAACCCGCGGGACAGCATCGACACGGCGACCTGGCGGGACTCGGCGCGCGGTGCCTGCATGAGCTGCAGGTAGTCGACAACGAGGAGCCGCAGGCCCGCGGTCCGGACAAGGTGACGGACGGTGGCACGCAGGCCGGGCAGCGTGACGAGCGCGTTGTCGTCGATATGCAGGGGCGCGTCGGCCATGGCAGGCAGCTTGAGGGCGGCGCGGGCGAGGTCGGTGTCGCTGACGATGCCCTGCTTCAGGTGATGGAGGGCGATCTTCGCTTCGCTGCAGAGGATCGTGTTGGCGAGTTCGTCCTTGCCCATCTCCAGCGACGCGAAGTAGGTGGGGATCTCGTGGGTGATGGCGGCGGCCCGGGCGAACCCGGAGGCGAGAGTGGTCTTGCCCATGGCGGGCCGGGCGCCGACGACGACGAGCTGGCCGGGCGCCCAGCCGCCGGACAGCAGCGCGTCCAGGTCGACGAAGCCGGTCGGGATGCGGTCTTCCGCGGTCGGCTTGGTGGTGGCCCGCTTCAACGCGTCGGGCAGCAGGTCGCCGAGCAGTGCGGCCTGGGAGACGGAAGCCGGCCGGACGAGGTTGTCGATCTCGGCCTGGAACTCGGCGACGTCTCCGTCGGGGTCGAATGCGGGCGAGGTGGCCCGGACGCGCATGCTGGTGCCGAGAGCGGCGGTGCGGGCGGCGATGGCGACTCGGGTGATGCGGTCGGCCCAGTAGCCGGCGGCGCCGGGCATCGCCTGGTTGTACAACTCGGCTAGCTGCAGGCCGGTCAGGGGCCGGGCGGCCATGCGCCCTTCGGCGTGCCAGGTGTCGAGTGTGCGGGCGACGGCTTCCCAGCGGATCTCGCCGGAGGTGAGGTGGGGGGCGAGGTCTTCGACGGCGAACCACACCATGCGGAGGCGTTCGTCGCTGATGTCGGCGGGGTCGAATCCGTCGGCGGCGAGGTCGTCGACGAGGCTGGGCTGGGCCATGACGGTGGCGGCGAGGATGCGCTCGGCCTCGAGGTCGGCGGGCGCCGACGAGGCGGGCGCGGCGTCCGGGCCCCACAGGTCGGTGTCGGTGCTCACGCGGCGGCCCCCTTCCGGCGGTCGTCGCCCTGGAGGAAGACGACGCTGCCGCGGCACATCTCGGCGAGGCGGGAGGCGACCCGGGCGCCGACGACCTCGGACAGCTGGCTGGGCAGCACATCGCAGGTGATGATCACGGGGCGGCGGTTGATGTACCGCTCGTCGAACAGCTCGAAGAGCCGCTCCTGCGTCCACGCCGACGGGCGGGCCGCAGCGAGGTCGTCGACGAAGAGCAGGTCGCACCGCTGGAGTTCCTTCACCAGGGCGCGGCCCTCGCCGTCGGGGGCGTCGGGTCGGAGCGCGTCGAACAGGGCGGTGGACCGGTAGACCTTGATGACGGGGGTGCCCTGCCACGGCTGGCCCGGCGCGTACTGGGCTTCCAGCCAGCGGCGGCAGGTGTGCCATGCGGTGTGGGTCTTGCCGACGCCGATGTGGCCGGTGAGGAACAGGCTGGTGCCTCCCCAGCCGGCGATCCAGTCGACGACTTCCTTGGGCAGGCCGTAGGCGCGGCGGTAGATGGCGGGGATCCGCTCGTCGAAGCGGGTGACGGCGGCGAGGCGCCGCTCGGCGAGGACGGATTCGCGGGGGCTGAGCTCGTCAGCCGAAGCGGAGTGCATCGTGGATCTCCTCGGGGGTCATCTCTCGGGGTGCGGTGGCGGGGCCGGCCGGGCGGTTCTTGCGCTGCTCGGCGGCGGCTTGGCGGCGGAGGGTGTCGTACTTCTGCCGGAGCTTGGCAGGGCTGAGGATGTGCGCCTGCCAGAAGTCGTTGGCGTGGGCCCAGTCGATGGCGGCGATGGCCTGCTCGGGCGTGATGCCGTCCTTGTCGATGAGCAGCCGGATGTCGCTGCGCCACTTCTTGGTGATCGCGGGCTTCTTGCTGCCGCCCTTCTCGATCACGGCGGCGAGGTGGCGGCAGACGCGCTCGACGTCGTGTCGGAGGGGCGCGTTGTCGGGCTCCGCAGGAGTTCGACTGTTCTTTTCTTTTACTTCTGTCTCTGTCTCTGTCTCTGCTTCGGTTTTGCTTCCGTTTTGCTTCAGCGTTTGCTTAGCACTTGCTTCAGCATTTGCTTCGCTTCCGGCGGCGGCCCGACGGGACTGCCCGGAGCGCCTTCCACCCTTCTGACCTGCGGCGGAGCGCTTGGCGCGGAGGTCGGCGACCTCGGCCGCGGACCGCTGGTGCTCGGTGTAGTCGTGGATGACGTAGTTGTCGGGCGCGGCCTGCGGGCATCGAGGGCACTCGTGCACGCCCTCGTGCCACAAGCCGACGCGAAGCAGTGCCGAAGCACTTGCTTCGGGGTTGCTTCCGTCCGTGAGCCGGGGCACGAGACGCTTCGGGATCACGCCGTCGGTCAGCTGGCGGGAGGCATAGGCGAGCCCGCAGATGTAGAGCCAGCCGGCCTCGCCCCCCGCTTCGATGATCTTCGGGTGGTCCGGCAGGCCGTCGTGCACCTTGACGTAGGTGCGCTTGTCCTTCTCGGCCATCAGACGTCTTCTTCCTGGCTGTTGCGGATGGGTGGTCGGGGTGCTGGTGGGTCAGGGTCCGGCGCGCGGCCGGCGGGGCGCGGTCACGCGGCGCATGGCGTCTGATCCTGGCCGGCGATTTCCGGGGCCTGCGCAACAGCGCGGATGAGTGCGGCGCCGAGCGGTACCGGGCACGCGTTGCCGATCTGCTGCGGAATGTCGCTGCCGGACCAGGGCCAGTCGGCGGGGAAGCCCTGCAGCCGGCCGGCTTCAGAGTGCGTGAAGCGGGGCTGCTCGTGGCCGACGGCGTCGACGATCCGGAACCGGCTGATCTTGCCGGTGACGGTGAACGCCGGTTCCGAGCTGGACCGGCGCCCGCGGTTCTTCGGGTCGCCGCCGGTGCCGTAGTTGGAGATCACCGTGAACGGCTCGGGCCGGTCCAGGGCCTCCCCCATCGACACCCAGGGCAGCAGCCGCGCATCGCCGTCCTGCTGGCCCTGGCCGCGCCTGTACGGCCGGTGGGTCGGCTCGGGCAGCGAGACCGGGGCCCCGCGGCGGGCGACGAGGACGGCGCGGCGGCGGGTCTGCGGCAGCCCGCACTGCTCGGTGCGCAGGACGCCGGTGGCGACCTCGTAGCCCTCGACCCGCAGCACTTCGGCATAGGCGTCCCACACCTGCTGCACCTGCTGCACCTGCTGCACCTGCTGCACCTGCTGCACCTGCTGCACCTGCTCCAGCACAACCGCCTCGTAGGGCTGGCCGGAGTCGGCGGCTTCGAGGATCCAACGCAGTGGTTCGAGCACGAGGCCGGTGCGCTCGTCGCCGAGGACTCGTGGGTCGACGGCGTCGCGGGCGCCCATGCGCTTGACCGCGTCGAGGATGTCGGCGAGGACGGCCCGCCCGGCGCCGCTACCGGCGACGGTGAAGGTCTGGCAGGGCGGGCCCGCGGCGAGGATGCGGGCGTCGGGAAAGTCGGCGGGCCCGTGCTTGCGGACGTCTCCGGGGACGGTGGCCAGGCCCGCGGCGCGGCGGGTGGCGACGGCGTTGGTGTCCCACTCGATGCCGACGCCGCGAACTCCCGCGTCCTCGGCGCCCTGGGTGAGGCCGCCGGCACCAGCGAACAGCTCGATCAGCGAGCTCATGCCGCCTCCCCCGTCTGCCGGGCCCGGCGCTGCTTGCGGCTGGTGCCGCCCCAGATGCCGGCCACGGCGCCGACGGTGTTCTCGAGGGCCGCGGCGTGCGCGGCGCACTGGACCCGGACGGGGCAGCGGCGGCAGATCCGCTTCGGCACGGTGCCAGCGCCGGGCTCGGTCCACAGCTCGGGGTCGGCCTGGGCGCACAGGGCGGACGCCATCCAGGTGTAGTCGGCGGCGCTCACGCGGCGACCTGCTTCCGCAGCCGCTTCTGGCCGTTGTGGAGTTCGCGGACGATGGCGTTGACGGTGGAGAGGGAGATGCCGAGCCGGTCGGCGATCTCATGGTTGGCGAGGTTGAACGCGGCCAGGTGCTCGATCTCGGCACGACGGACGGCTGCGAGGGCGCCGCGCTTCAGCTCGAGGCTGTTCGGCTGATCGATCTCGGGTTGGGCCGCGGGGTCGTCGATGTTTCCGTCCCACGCCGCGGGGCTGTGCCAGCCCTTGGCGCGGGCTTCGGTACGGACGCGCTGGCTGGGGCCGGGCGTGCGGCACAGGGCGCGGTACTCGCGGGCTACGAGTTCCGCTGTGGTGGCGCGGACGTGGTCGAGCCGGCCGCGGGCGATGTTGCTGACGGCTGTGGGGTACATGCCGAGCCGGTCGGCGACATGGGCGATGGGCCAGCCGATCGCGGCGAGGGCGCGGAGGCGGCGGATGGTGCCGGTGGCGTCGACGTCCCGGGTGTCGCTGGGGGCGGGGCCGATGGGGATGGACAGGATGGCGAGGGCAGTCCGCTTGGAGATGGCATTGGCGCCGGCCGTGACACCCCCTACGGTGCGGTAAGCGAGGTTGGCGGCTCGGGCGATCTGCGCCTGGGTCCAGCCGGCGGCGCGGAGTCGTTCGATGTGGTGTCGGGTCTGGGCTGCGTCGCAGCGTCGACGCTGGCCGCGGGCGTGCTCGAGGCGGAGGCGGCTCATGTACCGGTAGTTGATGTCTGCGCACTCCTGCCGGTCGCAGCCGCGCTGGTAGCAGGCTCGGGACGGGGTGTGAGTGGTCACGACTTCTCCTTCCGGGGGCTGGGTGGGC